TCTTATTTGGTTAGCTGAATCTGCAATACCTTTAAATGCCGTAGCGTGAACTTCGTCCCATATATTTGCTGAGTCACCTAATTTTAAGTCAGTTGTTGCACCACCTGGCATAATGCCGCCTGCTGTAATACTAACAGAGTGAGTGTTTGTTCCTGTAGNAGGTGCCTTAAGTTCAAAATCAATTGCGTTTGAATTAGCACTTGTATTTTTAAGTAGTCCTGTTACATTATCCGGACGCATTGTAAAGTAGAAGTTACTATGTGTAACTAATCCTGCTGTAAGGGATAACTGTGTAGAAAAGCTCGGTGAACCGCCTTGCACAAAATCAGATGAACTAAGTCCACCTAATTTTTCAGCGTTTGTTGCTGTGCCGTGGAATCTATAAGAAGTACTTGTTACACCTGATGCTGGCGTGTCTTTAAGTGTAATGCCTTGCTTAATATCTGAAAATCCGCTTATTTCGTTATCAGAGCCTGCGCCTAGTGTGAACTCAACAGGTGATATAATAAATGTTGTAACATCATTTACTGTTCCAGTAATAATGCTTCTTGATACTCCAGCTGGTGAAGTATTGTCAAGTACAGTACGACTTATCATTTGTGTTTGGCCTTCGCCTGCATCCTGTGGCCCAATTAAAACAAAACTTGAACCGTTATATACATACAATTGTTCGTTTGCACTATCCCACCAAAAGTCGCCATTTGCTAGTCCTGCTGGTTGAGCTCCGGAAACTTCTGCTCCGCCTACTGTTCTCCAGTTTTGGTTACCATCTCTAAATTTCATTCTGTCTGATCCAGAATCAAACCAAAGTTGTCCACTTACTGGTTTAGGCGGTTGATTAGCACCGCTAAAGTTTTCTAGCAAGAATAAGAAATTTTCGTTATGTATTTCTCCATATCCTGCATAATTTTTTCCTACAAATTTAATATCTGTAGTTTCGTCGAGTGTACCATCTTCCACTGTGGTTAATGGGCTCTTGTTAAATCTGTCTATTTGATACGCCATTTTTGTTTATCCTATATAATCCTGTGTTCACACGTTGTATTTATACTAATTTGCAACCCACACGCCATTAGTAATAATAAAGTTTCTTTGCCCTCTTGTAACACTTAATGTAAATGTAGGCGTTAAAGAGTTGGGTAAATTTATACCTTGTAACACACTTACTGTGCCGCCGGCGGCCGCATTAACGTCAACTTCGGTAGTTGTTGTAGGCGTTGCAATATCAATTGGATCAGTTGATTGTCCTGATGCATAAAAGAATGTTGCAATCCTTGCTACCTTGCCGTTAGCAAATGTTGTTGCTGGATATAATCCATTAAGTATGGTAATAAGTTCATCATTAATACTAACCATTCCTGTAATATCCATAGCGAATATAATTGGATTAGTTTGTACTGTTTGATCAACATATACCTTGTTTGCAGCGTCTTCATCTGCTGTTGGTGTTAACAAGCTAGTAATCTTACTACTACTAACGTTAATGTCTCCACCTACTGTAAATGTTAAGCCTGTGCCTGCGCCTGGTCTAGTTACGACACCTGCATTGGATATATTTACACTAGCTGTTCCGCCAGTTCCAATGTTAAGTGTTTCTAATACACCAAGATTTCTAATACTAGTGTTTATAACGCCTGCACCAAGTGTGTCTGACGATAATACATCTGTATTATTAATTTTATAATTTTTTGTACTTACTAAATCTAAATGTTCACTACTTGTCCAAGAATTTGATATGTTTAGCCATTCAAAAGTCTTATCAGTAGTTCCCTTAACTGTAATGCCGCCTTGATCAGCAGTTAAGTTTGTAGGACTAGCTACTACAGCTAATTCAATATTTTTATCTGCTATTTGTAGTGTTTCTGCTTCAGTTACAAAACTGTCACCTTCTACTGTTAAACTGCCAGTAATACGTGCATCGCCTGTAACATCTAAGTTGTAAGCAGGATTAGAATTAAATAATCCAATTCTTTTATTGTTAGGTTTAATTGTAAAAGCATTTGTTTGGTCAAGTACATCATTTGCACCTCTAACAACAATATTAAAACTGTCTCCGGATCTTGTATTTCTAATAGTAAAGCCGTTATCCATAAACAGTCTTGTATCATCGTTAACACCAACTGAAACGCCACCACTATTTCTTATGTTTAGTTTTCCGTTTAATACTTGATCCGAATCGTTTTTCATTAATTTTGATTCAGGTACAATTTGGTTAGTTGAACTAACTAAGTTCTCTGCAGAAGTTGCAACACCTCTAAATTTAAAATCAACCTTGTCAATTAGATTTATACCTTTAAAGATAGTGCCTGTTGCGTTAGTTGCTGTTACTAATCCTGATACTATATTGTTTGGTATAGGATTAGGCGTAAACGTTTCGCCTGATATAACAGCATGTAATATTTCGTTTGTAAATAATTTTAATACTGTTTTTGAATTTAGATCAGTATCAAAAATTGTATCTGTTATAACTCCACTTTTTCCTTGCAATCTGCTAAATGCTGGTCCAATTAGTGTCCATGTTGATCCGTCATACAAGTAAAATTGCTTATTGTCTGTACTAAACCATGTATCACCTGCAACTGGTCCTGATGGAAAAGTTTCACTAATAAAACTGCCTGCAGCAGATTGGAAACTTGTGCCATCAAATACTTTTAATTTACTTTCTGAAGTGTCATACCAAAGTTGTCCCTTTAACGGTGTAACTGGACTGTTAGGATTTGCAAAATTCTCTAACATTCTAATAAAGTTTTCGTTAATAAATTCACCGTACCCGGAATAATTTCTACCTACTAATGATATATCAGTAGTGTTTATGTCTAACACCCCGTCTACTAATTCTGTAAGTAGTGTTCCGTCTGTCTTATTTAAATTATAACTCATATTGTTTCCTAAACATTATCGGCAAATATTATATAGTTTACTGTTACAAACGGAGGAAGTGCATCTAATGCTTCGCCTAAATTTTCAGCGCCTCTAAATGTTCCTTGGCCGTCTGTACCGCCTTCTTTAATTCCGCCACTTGACGGAATACCACTTGTTGTTTGTGATCCCTGTGCAATATTTAACGGTTGATTGATACTTCCGTCTTCTGCTGCTGGTACAGTATCATCAATAATTGCATAATGCTGTGTACCGCCTGGTGACTTTAAGTCGTGTTCATGTTCTGGTAAATTCTTAACTTTAATATCTTTAAATTCTGATCCTGAACTTCCGCCTATGTTATCTGCGTTTGTATTAGTAACAGTATTTGCAGGAAGGCCGCCCATGTTATCTGCACCTAGTAAGAATCTGCCTCTAAAGTCCGGTAATGCAAAGAATGTACTTGACGGATTTTGAAAAGTTGGACTTTGTGGATCTTTAAATTTAAATCCAATAATATTAAATAAATCAGTTGCTTCTGTTTGTCTAATTTCTGTACCATCACATAAGTACCATCCTGGAGGTGCAACTTCTCCAGCAAACGGTACAATCATTCCTACTGGGTTTCTTGGAACACCCTTTAGTAAGTTAGATTGTGTAATTCTAAATAGTCCGCCATCTCCCTGTGTTCTGTTTATTAATAGTTCATCTCCAGTTTGCGGAGTAACAACAACACTTTTATCTGTTATAAATCTATCACTAAGTACTGTTGTAAATGTCTTAGTTAAATCTCCTGCTCCGTCAAACACAATAGCATCTGAACTTACATCGCCTGACATTTGAAATACTGTTTTGTTATTAAGTTTTGCTGCACTTGATGCTGTACCATTAATAGTACCTGACATACTTCCGTTAAAAAATCCTTCAAATGTATCTGCTTTAACTGTACCAAAGCCTTCCATGTTTGGCTTAGTTAGTGCATCAGGGTCTGCAACAATATCGCCGCCTATATTTGTTTGACCTTTTACTGTAAGTTTGTTTCCAATTTTTACATTCTTAGCAACACTTAATCCACCGGAAGTTACAATAGTTCCTTCTGTTAGTGTATCATTAAATGAGTCATCTGCATCTTCTATACCATTTACATCTAAGTTACCAGTAAATCTTCCGCTACCTGTAACATCTAATGGTACTTGAGGATTTTCGTTGTTAATGCCTACATTAGTATCAGACTTAATCCTAATTGCTGTTTGCTCGCCTTGATCGTTTTTTACTTTAAAATCTAGACTAGCACCATTAAAGTTACTTTTTACAACTCCGCTTTCGCCCGATGCTTCAAGTGCAAGCTGTGAATTAGCACCTACTTGTACACCTTGGTTATTCTTTACATAAATTATGCCTGACGATGTTGTGTTTACATCTGCACGTAAAAAGTTAGCTGCAGGAATTGCAACATTTTGTATTCTAAGAGAATCTGCTGATTCTGCTGTGCCGTTATATCTTGCAATAGTATTAGATAGTGTTAAACTAGTTAGGTTAAATCCTGGTTTGAGTTCTGAAAAACCTCTAATATTTACTTTTGGTATAAATTGAGCGTTAGTAATAATTGCTACTGGTTGTGCTCCGACTTCAACTTTTAATACAGTATAAGTTAAATCGTCAGTGCCTTGAATTTGTTCTGCTTTAGTACCAGATGAAAGACCTTCACTAAATTCAGGACCTACTAATATCCAACTAGACCCATTATTTAAATATAGTTGCTGGTTACTAGTATCTACCCAAAGGTCACCTATTACACTATTACCAACTTCTGGTTGTGCGGCACCTTTTTTAATACCGCCGGACTCTACCCAGTTTGTTCCGTCATATACTTTAAGTGCATCAACTCCAACTGTTGTATCATACCATGTTTGACCTTCTACAGGATTTGCTGGTGCATTGTTATTTGCAAAATTTTCTAATAAATGTAAGAAGTTACCTGCAATAGCTTCACCATATGCGGTACTATTTCTACCAGGTAATTGTAAACTAGTGTCTGTAGAGTTTATTTCTCTATCTTCGACAATAATCGATCCTTTATTTGTATAATCTGTGAATTGGATTTGATAAGCCATTAGCTATTACCTCCACTAAGGCTCTGTACTCTAACTGTATAGTCAACTTGTATTAGTCTATTAAGTGATTTTTGTACAGGATGGAAAATGACATGTGTTAGTAATCTACCATTACCTAAAACACCATCTGTACTAGCACTTCGTAACCCTAATTCGTCAAATACAAAACTATTATCTGCATCAGATGCTGTATCAAATGCGTCTTGCCCATTTGGTTCACCGTAATCTAATAAACATGTAATAACAATATCAGTATAGTTAGTACCATTTACGTGCCTAGTTTCAATCTTATTTCTAGTAGGATCTAAATTATCTGTATTTCGATCATCAACTATTTTTGTAAATGTTTGATTGTATAATCCGGCGTTTGTACCTGTTGAGTTTGGAGTAAGGTATGTTATAACTCCTGTTGAATCTATATTTGTACCGCCATTACCAAAACTCATTACAGCAATAGGCCCTTGCCCTGCGTTGCCCAAAGACTCTGCAAGTGCAATACTCATATTTTCATAGTGTATAGCGTTCTTTTTGTTTACAAAAACTTCGCCACTGGCCGGGTCACTTATTTTAATGTGACCTTGCACAAATACACCGCTTTTTTCATTTATTGTGTTTGTCATTTTCTATTCCTACTAGTATATTTATTCGGGTAATTCACTTTGCGCTCCACGTAAGAAACTACCGATATCGTTTTGAGCATCTTTTAATGGAGTGCCCGGTGTTGTCCACAATTTGCCTATTTTCCTAATAACAACTAACTTTTGATTTGCACTCATTGGGTTAGTTAATGTTAGTACATTGCCACTTACAGTGAACTCTGCTGGTGTATTTACATCACCTTCCGGTGAGTCAATGGCTATAGCTGGATTAAACTTAACTATAGCAGCTTTATTTAACCTCGTTCCTGCAGCAAATACTTCAAATTCATTTACACTATTTGGAGTAAAATCAAGTGTAAAATCAGTTTGTCCTTCAGTTACAGCATCTACTGGTGACCAAACTATTGTTTCGTCACGGTATGGAATATTTTTATCTATTCCGCCACCGTATACTGGTGTATTTGTTGGATATGTATCTTTAACTCCTGTGCCTAAAGTACCTCTTCTAAGTTGTCTTAGATCATTGCCTGTTTTAGCAAAGTATTCTATGCGTTCTCCGTCTAGCCAAATTACGCCTGGCTTATTAGAACGCTTATCAGGTGTTGGTAATCTGTCTGCTCCTTCAACAACTACAACTCTAAGATCATCATAATTTAATGGTTGAGATAGTTTAATTCCATCGTTGTTATCAACACGTTTATAATGTGTTCTATTTAAAATATCTTTAAATTGTTGCCATGCAATAGTTGGTGTACTAATTGGTGCTGTAAAGTGTATAATATCAATTATATCATTTTCAGCAGGCACTGTTACTAACTGTATAACCTTCATATTAGATTCTAATTTATAATCAACACTTGGTGCTAACATTCTACCATTTTGGAATATCCAAACATTTTCTACACCGGATGCTGGCGAATTAAGTTCTATTCTGCCTCCAGTTAAAGAGTGGTAAGCTGAATAGTTATCTGTTCCAGGTGTTAATGTGCTTCTATTAATAACATCATAACTTATACGGTTAATATCTACAATATCATGATTACTAAATGTATACACATTTATTTCTTGATCTTCAATTGGCGCACTATTAAATGTAACTTGGTTACCTACTACCCTGTAGTCTGCATTTCTAAAGTATACTGATAATATGTCGTTTTCTGATAGTATATTGTTTTCTAAAATAATACTACTTTGACCAATATTAACAGCATAACTATCTTGTTGATTTAAAAGGTTGCCATTTAAGTAAACTTCTGTATCAGCAGCACTTAATGTTGATTCCTGTACTTGGAAGGTTTCTAACTCGTACTCTCTAAGTGTAGGATCTGTAATTTTAAATATCTTAGAATAGCCTGGCTTCTTAACAATTCCGTCTACTTCAACAATAGTAAAAAACTCTGCTGGTGTTTCGTAGATTGCACTAGTTGATAAGTTGTATGTAACACTTGACCCGTCTGCAATTATATTATCTTTTTGTATTTTACTATAATTAATTTGATCACTGTTTGAATAAATTTCATAATCTAATCTAGTACCAACTACTGGTGGTTTTGGACTAAACACAAATTCAATAAATCCGTTAACATTATCTTTCCTTGCAATAAGCTCAAGTCCGTCTGGTGTGTTACCATCTTTTCTAAGGAAGATTTGATAATTATCGTCCCAAAGTATGTTTGTTTGATATACAGATTTTCATCGGCTACACTAATTATTGTACCTATATCAATTATGTTTTGACCGTTTACGCCAACTGTTAAAATTGTTAATATTTGATCAGTTACCGGAGCAACTTTAAATGCCAATGTAAGTGTTTTATAATCAACAGTATACAAACTAGCATCAATTATTGTATTACCTAATTTAACAATAACAGCATCGTTGCTGTTTGGTAACAATCCTAATGGGTACTCAGTTGTTGTTCCGTCAGTTATATAATTTTGATTATATATTTGTCCTTGGCCTTCACCGGTTCTTTCAAACACTGTAATATTGACCGAGTCCATAACTTGCCCGTTAACTAATTCTTCAGGACCGCCTGCATTTAGCGGAGTAACAAATAAATCACCGTCTAAAATAATATCATCTGCGTTTACACCTGCTGCATTACCATAGTCTAATTGGCCGCCTGTTAACAGTGTGTCATAAGAATCAGGATCTGGTTTAAAACTACCATCTGAAGTTATTTTTCTTATAGTAACAATATCACCATCGCTAACTTCTATATCGTTTTCTGCTAAATTAATAGTCTGTGTTACACCGTCACCTGTAAGTGTTTGCATCTTTGCAAGTGTATTTGCAGGATTATTACCGTAGTTAGGATCATCAATTCTAATTGCTTTAGTTTGTCCAGAACGTTTTAGGTATACATTATATTGTATTCCGTCTTCTAATGGATTATCTAGTTCTATAGCAACAGTAGTGCCGTCTGCAAAGAATATTTCGTCTTGGAATTCGTTATCATAGCTATCCCAAGTATCTGCACCATACTCGTCAGTCATCCAACCCGATGTACCTTCGAACCCAAAGCTCTTAACTTCAACTCCGCCATAGTCAATGCCAGTCATTAATTGACTTAATTCTTTACCTAGCATTCCTGTAGTAGGATTATACAAATGGTTTATTCTGTCTTGTGCATTTAGTATAGTTGATTGTTTTTCATACTCTACAACAATTATTGATCCTAGCGGCGGTGTTGTTGTAAGTTGTACTTGCCCCTTGTATCGCTTATAGGTATAAGTATTGTCTTCTATATTAGTAAACGTATACTCACTACGTAGTAAAACTTGACCATTTAACGTAATTTTTACTTTGTTACGTCTTAAGTTCATTGGCCATTTTAGTGCAAACTTATCGTTAATTGCTGTACCAGTAAATGTTTCTGTTTCTGGTAATTCAATTATAACATATTCGCCCGATACTCTATCAAACTTCATTTCGACATGCATACTTCTAACAACAGTTTCGCCTATTTGTGCTGATGCTATTGCTGTTGTAGATCCGTCTGCCTGTGATCCAGTAATAGTAACTGTTGGTGCAGATGTATATCCAGTACCTGTATTTGTAACTACAATGTTTACAACTTTGCCTGCACCAAGATATGCTTTTGCTGTTGCACCTGTGCCGCCTCCGCCTGCAATAGTAACTGTTGGAGGATATGTATAATTACTTCCGCCATTGTAAATGTTTACAGCAATAACTTTAAATCCGTAGTTCTCGCTCCAGTTTTTATATGGATAATCATCAAAGAACGAATCTACACCAACTAATGAGTTGTCAGTAATTTTAACTGACTTAGTTTTGATTCCGTTTTGTGTAAAATCATAATAAGGAGGAACATCAAAATCACTTGTTTGTGTTTTTGTGTTATCAACGTTTTCATAAGAACTTAAATATTCACGTACATTTGTTTTGTAAGGCTTAACTTCGTTTATGTAGTCATTGTAACTTTCTAAATTATCATTCTGATAATTTATTTTTTGTGTTAAGTCGCCTACATTATGTTTTGCTTTTACAAAACTTGTTTTATAAACCCAATCAACATTTTGTTGTTCTGAAAGCACATATCTAATACTTGCAAAAAACAGCTCTTGCCATTTAACAGCAAGATTGTCAACAAATATATCATTCTTTAGTGCTGTCATTATTTGTCTGGCTTCTGTAACAGGTTCAGTATCAAAGAATCTATTATCGTAACCTAATAAGTCGTAACCAACAGTGTTTTCAATAACATTGTATAGTTTACTATTAATTTCAATTGTGCCGTTTTCTCTACCAATTGTATCATAGTCAATTGTGTAATCAGTTGAGTTTGTTTCTGCTGTACGTTTTAGTAGTAACCAGCCGCCGTTGCCAATATTGTCAATTTTTACAATTTGTCCAAGTTTAGCATTTGTTGACGCTAGTTGGTAACTTTCGTCTACTCTATGATCAATTCTAGTAAACTGAGTATAGTTAGGTGCATACCAATCTACATAATCCCAATATTCTGTAGTATCGTAACTTTGTGATAGTATTCTGTTCCATACGTTTGAATTTTTATTGTATTCGTATGTAGCCCATTTGTTATTTACTGTTGAATCATTTTCAACAAGTACTGTAAGTGGTCTAACTTCAATTCTTAAATTTTCATCGTATCCAGATCCACCATTAATAATATTTACTTTACTAATTTGACCTAAGTTATTAATCTCTAAATTAAAATCTAGTCCGCTGCCGTTGCCAAATAATTCAAAACTTGGTCCATGTCTAACAGTTGATGTTGTAATATCATATGTAGGGTCTGAATATCCTCTACCAGAATTTATTATTCTTATATCTGTAACAGTGCCGCCATGTATTGATGCTCGAAGTATCGCTGTTTGTATTTTATTAATGCCAATAAAATCAAGCTCATCCAATGTATCAATTTTATAATCATATGTTCTATCAGTAACAAAAGGTTGTACATCGGCACTATTAAGTGTACTAAAACTAAAATCATCTACAATAATATTTTCTTTTAAAGTTATATTTGCTCTTTCAATAACTTGTTTGAATGCTTCTTGTCTATTTACAAACCAACTTTGTCTTGGACTGTTTAATGTTCCGTATTTTTCTCGTAAACTTAACTCTGGATTCGGAACAGGTCGACCCCTAGTNTCGTATCCAATTAAACTATCAATCCACTTTCTTTCTATATCTGCTTTAGGAACACTTGTTTCTAAGCCTTCTGTAACAATATGATATTCAAGATGTGAATTCTGTTCTTGTGTATCTTGTGTATAGTAACTTACATGTAATGCAACGTCTTTATCTTTAAGTAAACGCTCGCTATTATATAACACAAATCTGTCATTACTTAATAATGCTAAGAAACTATAACCTTGTCCTCTTGGATTTCCAATTAATCCTTCTGCTTCAAACCCACTAATTGATCTTGTTGGATCACCAGCTGGTATTGTTTTCTTATTTTTTACCCAGAAGTAATACTTGTCGCTAAATGTTTGGGACAATGTATCGTATGCTAGTTTTTGACTATATGCATTATTACCATACTTAGACGTTCCGCTAATACCTTTAGCATAACCTTCACTTGTGTCTGCTAATGAATCCCATTCAGCTGGGGGAATGGTGCTTTCAACCCATTCATAAACATCAACTGAGTAGTTAGGTATTAATTTACTCCAGACATTTGCTTGATTAACAATGTCTTGTTGATATGGATTATAGAATCTTGTTGTGCTAAGATCCCACCATAATTTTCCTACATACTTTTCTTCCCAATTACTTGTTTCGCTAAAGTAATCAGGTAGTGTTGTAACATTGTAACGTGCAAGGTCAATATTAGATTTAAATGTTAATTCTTGTTCTGCTGGTCCTGCAATTTTACCTTGTATTGGATCAATATAATCTAAGTACTCAACAAGGCTATTTGTTTTTGTATTATACAAAAATGCTGATTTAATCTTTTTAATATCAACAATTTCATTAGGTGATCTTAATGTAGTCCAAGGTTTAGTACCCTGATTAACTTGATAATCAACAAAACTGCCTGGATTTGTATCTTCAGTATAGTAATCATTTGGATCACCAGGTACACCAACATAAACATGATTGTCATTAATTAATACTTGCTCACCAAATCTACTTGCTGATAATACTGTAAGGTCACCATCATAATCTAGTTCTTCTGCTAGTATAAATGCATCTTTTACTTTTTGATACAACCTAACACTTCCGCTATCAATTTTCTTATCGGGGAAGGATGTAAATGTATCGTCAAATGTTGTTATGTCGCCATCGAATAATGTATCAGTTGCTACATCACCGTTTCCGCTTGTAACAGCAATTATATCTTTTGAAATACTAACTTTGTTACCAAACTTTTCTGATTGTGTGCCTGTACCGGATAATACTTGGTGCATTTCAAATGTGTTGTTTGATTTAGCGTACACATAAACTTTTCCTGTATTGTATCCGTCTATATCACTTTCAGGATCTGCAATAACTAAAGTGTCTCCATCTTCACTAAGATCAATACTACTACCCCAACCAGTGTTTGACACTGGTGCAACAATTGTTTGATCTATTACATACCTGTCATCTAATATTCTATACACAAGAACTTTGTTATCTGCATCAACAGACACATCTGTTACAATACTAATTGCAAGTACTTGTCCATTATCGCTTACTGTAATTTGTTTAGTAAAGTCTGTTACACTTTCGCCTAAGTCGTCAAACGCCGGATCGTTAAATATATTAACAGCATTTGGTAAAGTTGGCAAATAGTTAACTTGACTGTTAAGTATTCTCCACTTAAGAGTGTTTGTTGGTGTTACACCTTTAACAAAAGTTAATGCAGAATATAATTGGTTACTATATAACACAATTTCATCTGTTTTATATGTTGCATCTACATTATATTCACCTCTGTAATGAGGGTTAATATCAAATGCATAGTTATATTGTTTGCCGTACTTGTCAGTACCGTGTTTTATAACTGTTAAATTTTCTTTTGATCCAACGTAGAATCTATATAAATCATTTTCTTGACTTACAGCAACTTGCTGACCTACATTACTATTTGTACTACTATTAGGAATTTCAAAAGTGCCTCGGTTAACCCATGTACTACCTATTCTGTTAAAGATACTGTAGACACCTTGGTTAGCTGGCTTGCTTACTTGTGACCCTGCTGTAGTAACTGGCAGGTTGTAAACTAATTGCCAATCACTATTTGATGTACTAGGAATACTTGCCGGAGCATCTGTTCCAGCCTCTGTTAAGTTTTCTTTGTAAATCCAAAATTCTTTGTTTACATATGCAAAAGAGTTTAAATCTCTAAACTGATCTAAACCACCATATGACTCTGGGTGAGCTGGAAACGTTGTTCCTTTTTGCATTACAGCAATTTTACCTGTATTATTTCCTGTTACAGATATTTTATTGATTGGACCCATGATACGCAAGTTATCTAGTTCTGCTACGCCTTCCTTTGTTTCAAGTAACAATCTGTTGCCTTGTACAAAAGTGCCTGTAACATCTTTAAGATAAACTCTGCCTTGATCAGTAGCTCTTCGAATATAATAAGCTACCCTAGCCCTTGCACCTGTACGATCATCTCTTATAAAGTCGCCATCTGCTCCATTTACATTTACAATTGCACCGTTTATGTCTGTAAACACTTTGCCTATGTATGCAGGTTCAAAGAAGTCACCAGTATCAATGTCCTGGTCTGATAACATGACAACGTCTGCACCCTGTGTTTTAGTAAATGTAAAGTCAATATATCCTTCCCACATATCTATAACAGTGTGTTCGTTATCGTTAATATAACTAGCGTCAATGCCTAGTAAATCAAAATCTGCTGGTACTGCTTGGTCGTCAATGTAAGCTCTAAATTTATCGTTAGGCTGATTAATTTGTCCAGCTAAACTTGGAGGTATTCTAAGTAACCATCTATTATCTAAAATATTTTGTACACCATCATTATCAACATTAGTGTATGCTGCACCTCTATGGGATAGAACACTTACAAATCCTGGTTCATCTCTAGTTGGAAAAATAGTAGAGTTAACATCATCAAGTATGTTGTTATAAAAGTTTGGTGTTGTTCTTGCATACGAGTCATTAACTTCGTCGTAAACTAATATATCTTGATATACTAAACCATACGCAGGAATACCATAATCACTAGAATTAGTAAATTCATCTGATGTTAAGTAAGTTTGGGTAGCAGGCATATTGATATACCACCAACCACCGATTGCGCTAGTTGTGCCATTGTAATTAGGCTGTGTATAATTACCAATTAATGTACCATTAGAATTATTAATAGTACCTGATGGTCCAAATACTCCGTTAGTATCTTTTATGTAAAGTACAAGTTTAAAGTCTCTTTGGAATGCTTTATAAATTGTTGCTGAACCACTTGCTGTTTCAATTATGTCACCGTCTTGTGGCGGATCTGTAAATGGCTCTACAAGCAATACTGAATCAATTTTTTCTATAATTAAATGCTCGCCTTCGATAAAGTTTGCATTTGGTTCAGTGTATTGTGATGCTGTATTTTGTGCGTTAATTCCTTGCGGAAACAATTCAACTGAGTTAGACGANCCTGTATTTCGATTAAAGTTAGTAAACGAATTCCAATTAAGTACTAACTTGTCTTGAGGTTTTGTACCTCTGTATTGGTCAAACGGTGCAGCTATTAATAAATGGTCTGTTGAAGTATTAGGAAGGTATGGATTACCTTGTAATACCAATGTTAATAAACTACTATCACTTGCTCTTTCAAGATTTGCATAACTATCAAACGTACTAAATGCAATGCTTCCACTTTCAGGAGTAATAGTTCTTACAGCCTTCCAATAGTTTTCGTCATACTTAACTATGTCATTTTCGCTGTACTCTATGCTTGTTGCATAGTTACTTTTATAATTTGATGCTACGTCAGACGCTGTGCTAGAACCTACAATAAGATACTTACCATCAGCACTAATGTCAATATCTGTACCAAAACGGTGATCGTCACTTACTGGGTAAACACTAGTATCTAATTCAAGTGTTGCTTCGTAAAGTAACTCTCTTAAATTTGACCCTCTTTGATAAGTGTAAACTAATCCTTTATTGTTATTAGCACTATGGTCTCCAAACGCTAATTTAGTATTTGAAGAATTTGATGTCATTGAAGACCCAAACTCGTATGTCGAAGTGTTATCGTAGTCTGACGGATTATTGTAATGTGTTTTTTCTGTGTAAACACTATTCTTAATCGGAACTATCCAATTGCCTGTATCACCTACCCATATTTTTTGATTTTTTAGAACTTTATTTTCTAGTATAGCATTTGCTTCTTTTATAGTGTCATATTTTACTGACCTAAGTACACTAACAAATCCATCTGTTTCTTCTAACGTTTCAATTGTTTGATTTTGACCTGACAGCACTTCGATAGAATTAGCAAACACTGATTCAACTGAGTAAAATGCATCGTTAGATGCTGATGTACTTTGTACACCAATAATATCACCTCTAACAAACGGATGAGCTTTATTAAATGTAAACAAGCCTCCCGGTCCTTCAGTGCCATCTATTGTATCTCGTCCTGCAGCAAATGATGATATTGCTGTTACTCGCAGGTCAGTAGTAACATGCTGAAGTACGTCCCAGTTACTATTTTCTCCTGTTACCCAAACATAATCATCTGCACCTATAACAGATATATCAGCTGTAAGTATGTCTGACTTATCATTAATTCTGTAACTAATATCTTGATCAAATACAAATCCAGCGTCTTTTACAAACGATGTGTAATCAGTAATTGTTGGAAACGGTTTATGATCGTAGTTTTGTGGCTTTAAATATACTTCTTCAGGAGTTAATTTGTAAATAGTATCGGTATCATTAGCTGGTATACTAGATACTAATTCAATTGGTTGCGGATTAGTTTTAATTTTTGACTCGTCAAGTAAAAACTCTACATTATCAAAATTTTCAGTTGCGCCATATTGACCTACTCTTAACGCCCATTCTTCGTAAAATTCTAAACTTTCTTTGTCAGCACTCGCAAGTGCATCAAATAAATTAATTAAAGAATTTGATGTTCCTTTATCTTGTAACATACCTTGATAAAACTTATATTGTGAAACTTCATCATTAATAATGTTTTCAAGATATTTTCTTTTCTGGTAACCAATTAAATGTTGTGCATGTTTCTGTTGCTCTAGATCAAAGTTGTCTGTATCTAAATCATAAAAGTCTGCAAACTGATTTATTTTGTATTCAAAGTTTGGTATTAGTTTTGCTTCTGGACGTTCGTCTAAACGTTGCCATTGGTTGTCAATAAAGAATTCTGTCCCAGTAACATCTATTATTGCAACATAATAAAATTCTTTGTGTTTTACTAGCTTTCCTATTCCGTAATCTTTATAAGGCGTCCAATCTCTTACTTCAGCTTCGTCATAAACAAATCCAGGAATATTTAATCCGCCACTCCAATTATCACTTCTATAACCAGTAACTTTAATTCTCTCTTGTCTGTAACCTGCTTCTTGGTCGTAAATTACATCTCCAAAAACTGTTTTATTATCTAATAATATAACATGTTCTCTTTGTACTAACGGAAGTTTTACACTGTAAATGCCGTCTGCTGAATTTTTAACAGTTAGCCCAAACTGGTTTTCACTGTCTCTAGCAATACTACTAAAGCTCTTATCTAATTTTTGACCATCTGCTTTTAATAAACTATAATCATAAAAATTATCAAAGATATTATCAACTACAACATATGGACGGGTAAAGTTAAATTGTTGTGCGCCTGGACTAAGTGTAATAACTGTGCCTGCTGCCCAATTCTGTGTGGTCCAGAACATAAATTCTTTTACACTGTAAGTCCAATCTTCAACTACACTAATATCTTTATTGTAGTATTCAAATACAAAACCTTGCTGTTTTAAATACGCTTCATAGCCCAATAAAAAGTCAACTACGTCTTGTGTTGTTCTTAGTAATGTACCGTATGATATAGTCTTAACTCTGTTTGTAAACTGTCGTCTAAGTACATTTGACCGTCCTCCAACTAACGGAAGCTCTGCCAATTTAGACATTTTAGTAGTATCAAAAGATTGTCCACTTACATGACTGTCGCTTACTCTATAGTAAAAGCTATCAAATCTTACATTTTGGCCTTTAACATATTGTTTGCCTGAATCCCAATTAACAAATGTTTCTGATATTCCGCCAATATTAATTACAGGATCCCTTTGACTTGCAATAGGCTCGTAGTATTTAAATGTTGATAATGCTTGATCGTAACCCTTTACTACATACCCATTTGTATTTTTTTGTATAACAACACCGCTGTAAGTTGCGATATCAACTGGTGACGAAGTATTAAGAAATAACTTATAATTTTCTGTAGGTACAAAAACATTACCTTGATTTAATGGGGTTCTGCTATCTAATATTAATTTAAACTTACTCTTATCTGTAAAGCCGCCTACTTTTAATGCTAGTCTGTTAGACAATGATGTTAATTCTGTTTGATATTCATTATAGTTTGTATTAATATCACTTACAATATAATTGTATATAAAGTTTACGAGTCCACTAGTTATAACTCTTTGATTATCAGTATATGTATTAGGAAATAATAAATCTTTTAATCTAATAATAGCATTAGTAGGTTTGTAAACAAGGTTGCCTACTTTATTTCTTTCAATCCTTGATAAATCAAACGCTGTGCCCATTACTTTTGCAGGTTGATTTAATAACCATGAAGTAATTAATGCAAACGGATATTCACTACTTTTTCTCCAAGCACTCTCAGCAGGAGTATGGTCTCCAAATGCATAAGGATCTCTTGTCTTAACAGCAATAAAGTTTTGTGCATAGTTGCTGTCTAACGGACTTAATAAATTACCATTTTCGTCTACCGGTATATGATTAACTAAATTTGGTCTTTTGTATTTCTTAACTACTTTTGCAGGAACACCAGGTTCTCTTACAATACCATTTTGTAAATCTTCCCAAAGTACAAAGTTATTTCTAGTATATGGAGCTGCACCGTATTCTGTTTCCCACCATGTTGGCTTAATACTAAATCCTAACATTTCCCAAGGATGACTGTGAGGACGATCAGTATCGTATGCGTTTATATATACGCCTCTCCAAAATCCAGGTAACGTATTNCCTTGTGGAGATGACATATTTTTATAGTTGTATCTAAATGTATCAGTGTCTTTCCAAAAACTATTAGAAGTATAATCAGGATCGCCTGCAATAACACTCCACTGTACAAAATCCGAAACCATTGCATTATTAATATCAATATTATTAAACCCTGTATCTCTAAAGTTGCCGCCTTGGAAATCAGTGATGTCAAAAATGTCTGTGTTGTACTTTTGTTTTAAATTATTATATATTCTTCTTTCAAAATCTAATATTAAGTTATCTCTAAAATCCCCGTAAGCAAACGTAATGCTTCCGTCATGACCTTGAATAACAGTCTTTGGTGTTTGGTATGTTGTATCTAAAAATATTTCAGGTTTATATGCTGGATACAATCCTAACTTAGTCGGTGTAGTAGGAACAAAGCAAGCATCAGTTGTATCGTATTCGTATATTTCTACTTCATCGCCAACAGCTAATGTTGCTGAAATATTTACAAAGCCTTCTATAGTAAAAACATAATCTGTTCCATGACATAGTAACTGATCGTTAAGGTATACTAATACACCATTTGGCGACAAAGTGTCAAGTGTAAAAACTTTTGACAATGCAAAAAATGTACCAGTACTTGCTGTTACTGAATGTAGTGTTCTTTTAGATGCACCATGCGGCAACATATCTGAGAAGTAAAACGACATGCCTTCAGTTTTTTGGCTGTTTATTTCTTCTAATACTTTATCAACATGTTCTTTGGTAGGACCATCATATCCTAGATTTTCTGCAACTTGTAAAAATACTCTTTTATATTTTGCGTACTCTATTCTAGCATATTTTAATGCTTTTACAATGTTTGCATTTTTATCTGTTAAGTGGTAACTAGCTAATGCTATTGGACCACTATGTTTTACAAATCGTGTTCCGTACTTGCTCGTGTTACCAATATCTCTTAGATTGCTTACTCCGGGAAATGTATTTCCGTCATACTCAAATGTATTTTCAATAATTGTGCTAACATGATCGTTAACTTCAGCTATTGTAAAATCGCCTATGTTTTCGTTCATAGGATTGCGTTCTAAGTTATATGCTAATTCATAATAACCGTTTTCGTTTTTAGTTGTAGCACTGTAGCATCTTAATACTACTACATCGTCTTCTGTAAGATCATTATTAAATCTTACATATGCAATGCTATTAATTCTGTTAATTTCGTAGTGTGTTGTTTCTTGTTTGAAAGAATTATTTACATAAACCTTTACAACTAAATCATTTAGGTCGCCGCTTGCATCAAAAACGTCAACAGCAAAATCATTTGTTGTAGTATCTACAACGTACTGTCTTATTATTGCTTGACTACTTAATGCATGTGCTTTAGTCCAGCCATTTTCACTAACGTAAGTATTAAGGTCCGTATATTTTCTTAAATATCCTGTTTCAACTTTAACATTTATATTTTCGTTATTTTCTTCGTATACAAATGAATCAGTAACTAGTGGAAAATTAAATTGTATATCGCCAAAGTTTTCAATTGCCCTGTACGATAATGGAAATCCTAGCTCTGAATCATTAGTGCCAGTGCCTTGTTTGTAACCAAATAATTGTGTTCCACTAAACGTAGAAGCATTGTAAGTAGTAAAACTATCATCGTTATTATCAAATACATCAAATAACGGTTGCTGATTTACTTTAATTTTGTCTTGTGCAACTTTCCACATAGATCCGTTAAAGTAAAATAAATTACCTTTATAAGTTGTTCCGCCTTTAACTAATAGTGTTTCATTTACTAACGGAGTCGAATCAGTATCTTCAATTAAACTAATTTGTCTAATATTATCAATTAGAATAAAGTTAACTGTGTAAATTTTACCTACTACATTTCTATCTGTATCTGCATTGAAAACTATACGCATACCTTCAGCAACATTTGTGCCGTCAATATTATATCCTGTAGCATTTTCTACTGTACTAAATGCATCTTTAGTTTTAAAATCAATTAGATCAACATCATTTTTAGCCTTAGTACCAAAGTTAAATAATTTTAAGCCTGCATTAAATTCAATAATAGGTCTTGATGCTCTAGCACTTTGATCTACTGTAGGTACTTGTCCATTATATTCTGCAGATTTTTCAATTACATCTTTATGGAACCATTTGTTGTAACGTGACCAAGCGTTTCTATCAACACTTGCTCTATTAACTATAATGTAATCTTTAGTTCCTGCAAAGGCACTTGCATTACCAAATGGCAATCTATCAAACCCTTCACTATCAAACGGAACTAATTTATCTCCAACATAACTAGCAGGAATAACTAAGTCACTTTCCTTAACTAGTTTAATGTCGCTACCGACACCTTCAATAAACCATTCGTCATTTTTATAAATTTCAGGTGTAACATTTCCAGCAAACTTAACTTTTAGTCCGTTACTAAATTTAACTTTATTAGAACTTGTATAAGTTTTCTTTCCAATAATATCGTTAACATCAATTTCAGTGTTTTCAATTATGTCAAATACTTTGATATAGCCACTAGTGTTAACGTCACTTTGGCTTGAATAATATAATTGCTCTGGTGCATTAAATGGAACTGTAAATGTAATAAAGCCTTCTTCAACATTTACAGGATTAATTTCATTGCCATTTAAGTCTGTTGCTGTTATGCCTTGTACATATAAACTAGATATATTTTCTGCACTTCCAGTTGATACAATATTATAACTGCCATCTGCTTGTTTAACTACATCAAATGGTGCATCAGTAAATCGTCTATCTGTAGAGAACGAAAATGGATGTCCTAGTGTGTTAATTTCAAATGTATAAGTTTGACCTCTATATAAAGTCAATGCCGGATTAGGTGTAAACCCTGGTGGTGAAAATTTGTAAACAACATTGTCATCTTGGTCTTCTGTTGTTACAGTATATGTACTAACTTCTTCTAAACTTTTTCCAAAAACTGTTACAGTTTGAGGACCGTTTGGCAACCAATAATACTCACGGAAATTTGTAAACTTATCCCAATCAATGTTTGGATTCCAAGCATAATATTCTTGGCTATTTAATTTACTCTGATTTGCAACACTTCCAGCAAAATTGTTAACTTGATTAACATAGTCAGGATAATCAGCAAAGAAGTTTACATTGCCTAAATCATCAACAGAAACTGTTGCTGGTTCTAACTGCCTGTTTTCTCTTTGTTCAGTAACATCAGCAATGTATGTGTCGCCGGCCCTAAATGCTTTTGCATTTTTTCGTCCCATATAGCCACTAACTTTTTCTGCTGTGCCAGGTTGTACTAACTGATCTATTGTACTAGAAAGTATTTTCTTATTTGCTTGTGTTCTAAAATATTTAGGAAGTAAGTCAACACTCTTTCTATTAGAGTTGTCGCCTGCTGGCAACGGTGAATCTGTCTGATCGTTATCGTAAGACATTAGTAATAACTTCCTCCGCTACTTGAATTGTTTGAACTATTTGAACTGTTTGAACTAGTGAATGATGTTGCACTTGTAATCCCTGTGTTTGCTGTCTCGCTTGATGTAACAACTCTGCCAGACGCATTTAGTCTAGTAGCTGTAATTTGATCTATTATTTCTATATCTGCTACAGTTGCACTATTAATAAAAATTTCATCAACTTCGCTTCTTACTTCAAATAAACTACCAAACGACTGTGTTGGCTGATCAGGTACAATTACTACACTTACTAAGTCTGGTGCAAGTCTGTTTGTAATATATGTTGCCAATTCTTGAAAGTAAAAAGTGTCTCCAAAATTCCAATTTTCTAATGCAAAGTATTGATTAATTGCTTCAATACATCTTGTTTTTACATCGTTGTCGTTAAGGACTTGATCTGGATTCTTTACTACTTTAAATGTTGCTTGTAAATTTGTCTTAGCAAGTGAACCAAATAATTCCTTATATTTTACTGGATGATAAATTACTTCATCACTTATTGATTTTATTTTATTAAGTTGTCGACCATATGATCTATACAACTCATCTGAGCTTGGCGGTAGTGGTTGCTGTAGAATTTGTCCATCTATGAAAAGTCTATAATTCCTGTCATATGTTTTAGTTAACATATAAGTATCAATTATGTTACTTGCACTTGGATCAATTCTGTTGTTTGTATCAGCAACATGTACATAATGGAATTTAAGTTTGTCTCTTCCAACAAATGCTTTATAATCACTATTTGTTACTAATTCTAATATTGTCGAATCTAGTTTTTTAAATACATTGTTATCTCTAAAGTAAAATACTTGTCCGTCTGTATAAGAACTTAAAGGACCTGCATTTGTTTGTGATTCAAGTATTTGAATATTTGTTGATTCAACATATCTAAATTCTTCAACGCCTGCATCTGTGAGATATTTTTCGTGTATAATAATTTTATTTAAAGGATTAACATCTTCATCTACAATATGTAAAAATAATTCTGGATCATCAATTACGCCATCTGCATCTTTGTCTGCAAATGTTACTTCTATTTTTTTAGTATCTACGTAACCTTCTTTATCTCTATAAGACTCTAAAATATCAAAGTCAAAACCGCTAGTAAACGGTAATGCACTATCAGGCTGTGTGTTTATATTTAAAACACATAATTTATCTCTTATAACTTTACCTTTTTGTGTGTCGTATATTTTGTCTGAACTGTCGTAGTAGAATTTTATTTCTCTATCACTTTCAAAGACATATCTCAAACCTCTATATGTAATTTTATATGTTTCGCCATTAGTTTCAAAAAGTAATAACCAACTTGCATCAAGATTTCCGTTACTTACATTTCCTGCAAAGCCTGTACTAAAGTTACTTCTTTTATCTAGGTCAGTTGCTTTTACTAATCTCCAAACTCTATTAACATCGTCATACCGCAATCCAAAGTCATTGTAAGCAAAAGTTTGATCAATAATTTCTACCTTAACATCATCAAGTAGACTATTTGCTAACATAGGACGTATTTGTATTAGTCTACAGTTAGTAGGAATTTTATCAGCTAGTGCTATAGGCCCTTGTGTTTCTGCTAGGCCTACATCTAGTCCGTTGCCTGCAACAGCAATAACCTTAGTCCATTTGTATAAAGCACTTCCAAGGTGATCAGCATCGCCTGCCATTAATGATCCATCTTCCATAAAATGGAAGCCAGTCGGTGCTTGGAACTTAATTGCTGTTCCTGCTTCAATATACTTTAAACTATTTGTAGTAAAAGTACCAACTTGATAACCTGCGGCATCTAATGATTGAAATTTACCTGTGTAAGTATTTGTTTGTTCAGTAACAGCGTTCCAATAAACATTTAGGTCAACTGTATTAATTTTTGGAAACTTGTCTAGGTAAAAATGTTTTACTTTTTTGTTATCAAGAATAGGCTCAACATTGTTTATTATAATACCTTCAATGTCAGTCTGTGTATTAAAGTTAAAACTTGTTTTTTCAGTAGTATACTCTTTGTATATTACTCCATCGTTTCCGTATAAGTTAGTATTACTGTATTTTCCTGTTGCATCGTTTAAGTCGAAATATCTTGATATGCCGCTTGATGTTCTGTTAACACTTTTTACTTTTACTATTTCTTGGCTTATACCTAAAGGAGCAACATTATAGTCTTCTCCTGTAATCATTCTATTTTGTGTATAATATGTTGCAGGAGCATTTTGTTTAATACTTAAACTTGTTTCAGCTCTTGCACTATTTGCAACAGTTGTTTCTAAACCCATTGTTAATGTAAGTGTATGAACTCTGCCCTTTTTACTTAGGTACGGTATATTAACAGAAATATTACTAATAGATGTTGGTGTAATAACCATATTTCTATTTTCACTTGTTCTAAAATAAGTTTTAAAATTACCCTTTGGAAGGTTTCCAAAAACTCCATCACTAAACGCTAAATTAATTCTATCGTCAACTCTTGTTAAGACACTATAAATATTTCTTACTTTTTTATTAATACTATTATAGATTACATTGTTGCCTTCAACAGCATCAAGTTTTGACCATAACTCTGATTCATTGTTGTTGCCGTCTAGTTTAAATAACCAAACATCTGAGTCATTAATATTTTCAGTATCAATCGAAACTGTTTGATTTGGTGTAGGTTGTGTTACAGAAAACTGTCCACTTTCTAATCTTCCCTGACGGAAGTGTGCAAAGAATCCAGTGTTACTACTTCCAGGTCCTTGTGCATCGTTTCTATACATAAACGCAAAATTATTTCCTGGTACTGGTGCTTCCTCTATTAAACTGCCATCTTCAATATCAGTAGATACAATTTCAAATGGTGTTGTTTTACCTTCAATAGGTTTTTCAAATGCAAATACAGGAACATCAGTATTAACACCGTTTACTCTATACTGGTCAGTTGAAATGCCAGATACTATTTCGCTTTTGTTTGGTTTACCAAATACACCGTTTACCGGCAATGAAGAATTTATAACTTTAATAAACTGTTCATACCAATTTGAGTTAGTACTATCGTTCCATTGTATTGTTTGACTTGCTAAGTTAGTACCGTTAGAATCTATTAAATCTTCTGTTGTGCTAATTGCTGTGAATTTTAAAAGTCCATTAGCTGATTGATTTCTACGAGGATTGTAATTTAAAAGTCTTGCTAGTCTTAAAACAGACTCTCTACGTTCTGCAAGTTCGAGGAAATTTTCTCTTGCATTTAAGTCAATTCTAAAGGATAAATTTTGCCCAAGGAATGCAACTAAATCAATTAGTGCAAGGTATTCACTTGATTCAATGTAATCGTTAAAATCCTCAGGATAGTTAGTCCTAAGATATTCTATCATTGTTCGTCTTAAATTGTCAAAGTCATAACTTTGAAAATCGGCATTGCGAAAGGATTGGTATATTGTTTTCCAATCCTCTGCAACTAGTAATCTGTTTTGTCTATCCGTAGCTGACATCTAATTTCCTCTTATAACGTATTTATTCATAATAGTTATGTACGTATTTTATTTTTTAAGCAAGTAAGCCAATGTCTCTATCAAATTGTAGTGTCATAGCTTCAGCAATGCTGTATTTTAAATATATTAGAGTACATTCAATTTGTATGCCGCTTTCGTATGTGTCAACAATGATATTATTAACAGAAACACGCGGATCATAGTTAACAATATCTTCTACATTTTCTATAATTGCAGCTTTTAGTCCTTCGGTCAGTGGGTCAAACAATGTGTCCCAAATAATAGTTCCAAATTCAGGATTCTCTAACTTTTCTCCTTGACGTATATGAAAGTGATTTATTATATCTTGTTTAATAACAGCAAGATCATATAGTCTGTACCCTTCGTTTGCAGGGTTAACTGTGCTAATAGACCTATAAGCAGAACTTGAAGCTGGCTGTTTAGGTTTTTTAGAGCTCGATACCTTTACTCTTTTGTATATGTTTTTTTCTAATGTACTCATAGTAATATTTACCCTCTATGCATAACCGTCTGATTTAATAACGTTAACAGCCGCAAGTAATTGTGTTGGAGATATTCTTGACTTATTTCCAGCAACACCAGCATAATAACTTTCACCAGGATTAACAACTCGTTTTGCTGGCTTAGAATATGTTTTTTCAATTACTGGTAAACTTGCCCACTCTTGTGCCATTGATAAGCAGAATGATTTTCTAGATTTTGAACCAGACCTAAATGCATCAACCCCTCTACGCTGTAGCAACTTACGACACAATTTATCTTGGTTAGCAGGACTAAACAGCTCTGTTCTGCTTAATACTCCATCTCCGTCAATAAGACTTTTAAGAGTCTTATTAATTATTTGATATTTGCCGGCAGCACTACTAATTGAACCTGCATTTATTGATGCTGTTTGCCAATCTAAAACTTCTTGCACTGTTAGTTCTGAAAGCTGTTTTCCATAATACGATATTGGTGTTATGTTACTTCCGCCATAAGGAGTATTGTAACCTGCACCTTCAGCTGCTCCAATAATGTCTAATATATTTCCGTCGGCTCCAACAGTAGAATATTTTTGTGCTAGTGCTTTATCATCGGCGCCACCGGCACCGGCAGTTCCTACACCACCATAAACTCTTTTAGTGCCGCTTGTATCTGCTACATTTGAGGAGTCCGATCTTGTGCCACCTGTAAAACTCTTTCTAAAAGTATCTACAGTATTAAGTAATGCAGCATTAGGTAATGAAACATCATTATTAATATCTGTTCTTTCACTTTTAAGCATTACAGGATCTAAATTTTCATGATGTGCATATGGCTCGTGACTTGGCATCCTTTTTACAAAAGTAATTACGTCTGATGGAACTATTGTTCCTGGGCTTGTTTTAGGTACAGTCCATGTAGGTAACGGTATTGCAGACACAGCGTCTGTTGCATCAGTAGCATCTGTACCTGCCGAAGATGCGCTGCTGTTTAAATTAATATCCGTGTCGCCGTCAATTTCAACGTTGCCGCCAGCGGCATTGATATTAATTGCTCCTGCTGTTGCTGTTAAGTATGATGCTTTTCCTACTAAGTTAAGAGTTTCTGTAGAATTAATAAGCATGTTTGTTCCAGCTTTTATATGTCCTTCTTCATCTGCTAATATGTATAAATTTGCATTTGTATGATGATGTATATCACCCGTAACTAATGTCTTTTGTATTCCGCCAATTTTAATATCTTGATCCTTAGCAACATCTACAAACATATTAGTTTCAGCTCTTAAAGTTGTATTAGTTTGGCTTTCTATTTTTACTTCACCGCCTGAAGCAAAATTATCATATCTACCACTGGCTCGCATGTTTACATTTCTGCCACCTTCGATGTTTACATCTCTATCTGCTGTAAGATTAATATCTGCATCACTATGAATAGATATACTATCTAATCCGTATACGTCTATTTTCCCGTCACTAGTTAATTCTACCCAAGCTGTGCCTCTACTGTTTGCAATATAGATAAAGTCTTCACTATTATGCATTAATATTTGATGCCCTGTTCTAGTTCTAAATCTTAACAGTTCGTTGTGAGGTATTGTACTTTGGCCAAAGTCTTCGCCGGCTTCAATATTAGCATATGCTGGAGGACCTGCTGATGCATGCGAAACTCTTAATAGTTTGTCATCACCGTCATCCATAACAAAACTCGAGCCGCCTAATCGATTTACAAAAGCAGAATGTTTAAGGCCTGCTTCTCCCTTTAATCCTTTAGGTGCACCTTGTCGTTTATCTACTGGTCCAGGTGTGCTTATTCCAAATACAGTACTCGGTACTTCTCGTCTTGCACTTGAAGAAGTTAGTCCTCTATTTTCGTCTCTAATTAATCCTTGTACTTCTAGTGTTTGTGTAAAATCTTTGTTGTATGGTTTAAGATATCTTGTTGGATCTCTGCCATTACCCTTTTCAACTTTTTTGTTATATTCGCCTGTTGGTAATTTAAGTCCTTGTACATTGTCAGGTGTTTGCGGAGTTGTAAGTGAAGTTGATGCACGGCCATCTGGAACCATAAAGTTCATAAACTTGTCCTGCACACACCCAATCCAAAAACCGTTAGCAATATCGCCTTCTGCAAAAGTTACTAATACTCTAGCACCTACATCAGGTGGAACAAACCACATACCATAACTTTTTTGTGTTGCTGCATATCCATCATTATTTGTTGTGTGTTGGGGATTAGTAACACCATAAAACGGTGATAGATATCTAACTTCGATTGATGTGCCTAATTTTTCAGGTAAACTGCCTGAAGAATTATTTCTTAAAATATCAACTTTTAATGTGCCCATGTAAGTAGTATCTAAATTGCTCACTACGATGGCTTCAAATGGTCCTGGTCCAATATCAAGTTTCTTTAAATTAGTTCTTTTACTTTTTGCCAATGTAAACTTCCATTAAATTGCTGTTGTGCCAGGATTGAATTGCTGAGTTTCTGGTTCTACTGTTACGTCTCGTGCTGTTGCTGTATTTACTTCATCTCCGAACTCGTTATAAGTAACCCCGGACGATAATTGTGTTACTGGTCTACTTGTTTCTACACCCTGAGCTGTGTAAAATGCAGATATTGCTTTTACCTTGTCACCTAGTTGTATATTGTATAGATTGTCAGTTGGGTCTGTAGGAAAGTATGGTCGTATACTTGATTCACCACGTACACTATTTTGAAATGCACTTTCGTATCCTGCATATTGGGTTGTTGTCATTGAACGTGTGCCACTAACTCTGTACCCGTCATCTAGTGCTGCTGTTTTTTGTTTAGGATCTTTTGTGTCAGTGCCGTCTGGTCTTGTTGGTCCAACAAATGGTGTTCCTCCAGGAATTAATCCGTTTGCCGGCCATTCAAACGAGCCTTGTTCAGCTTTTGCTGCACAAAAATGCATAGCATCTGTTGAACTGTTCCAATTACCGCCCCATCCTAGTCCATACTTCTCACCTAGTGCTACCATAGCTGATCCGGTTCCGTCTTCCGGCATGTCTGTAAAATCATCTGTAACTCTTCCAGTTTTCTTAATTTTTCTAAAAGGATTTTCTGCTGGGTTAATATCAATTGCAAGTCCACTAGCATGATAGCTAGGTCTTGATCCGCCTTCTATAGCTCTAGGCGCATACCCGCCTAATGATTTTATTTCGTAATTGTATTCTGTTTCTAATTCGTCAATTAATCCTTGGAAGTTTTTTGCAAACATTGCAGCAACCTGTGTTGCTTTTCCTGTTGATGTTCTAATTGTTGCCAACGGCCCATTAGTTCCTGTTGGAGGCACTACACCAATGTCTTGATTAGTAGTATCTTCTGAATAATCTGAACCAGGTTCTCCAGCAGGCCCTATGTCGTTAGGATTAAGACTTTCGCAACCTGGTTTTTCAACAAGTGCTTTAACTTTATTAATGCCTACTGTACTTTGATTTCTACGTCTTACTAGTTCTAAAGTTTGTGTAAATTTATTGTTGCTTATTTTTGATTGAACAGTTATTACCTGATATACTCCGCTGAAACTGTCTACAGCAAGAGTGTCTGCTCCTGAGAAAAACATTGTGCCGTCACTGTTATAATCAACCGGAGTTCTAAAGTTTACAATAATATCTATTTCATTCCTTTGGTGATCAACGCCGCCGCCAGCTGTTATATTTTTTGTGCCGCCTCGAGGTGCTGTATAATTTCCAATTCCGCTATCTGGTAAAAAGTAAGGATCTCCCCAAATCTCTAAATTTGCTGTAATCAAATCTACCGGACTGTTTATTAGCGCATTATGAAACATCTTAGCAAGCTCTTCGCCGTACTGTTTATTATAACTACCACCATTAAAATTGCCAGGCTTCATAACAGACCTTGATTTACCTTCTGGTATAACATTACCGTCTGTTGGTTTTCCTGTTGCAGGAGTTTGTGGTGTAATCGTAGTTTTTTCTCTATCATTAACTACAGCTGATGCGTTTAGTTGGCCCATATCCATTTGTATTGCTTGGTAAAATGCTGCATCGAATTTAATATCAAAGCCTAACACATCTTCATTTTTTCCACTGTAAATATAGTTGTATGTTTTTACACAATGTTTTGCTTTTTCAATTAAGCCAGGCCCTGCTTGGTTAGGCGCACTAAATCTACTTGCATCTACTTTATAAGGAACTACATCATACACATAAATTTTTGCTGGTTCACCATTTGCACTTTCATATGCTTGGTCACTTATAATATAACACTGTGACTCAATTCTAAACCAACTAAGTTCACCTTTTTGGTCTGCTCTTTGTATTGCTGTTCTACCATATTCACTTACAATTACAAGTTCTTCAATTATCTTAGTAATCGGTGTTCCTTGATCAAACTTAAATGTTCTATTTTTATCGCTAATAGTAAGTTCTACACCATTACGCTTGTAAATATTTGTTTCTTTATCATATGCATATAATCCTAATCCAAAAGGATTGTCGCCGCCTTCTTTATAATCGGATATCATTTTACTGGCACCGATAGCATTTAAATCAGTAATGCCGGATGCTTTGAGCGTTTGAAGTAATGAACTATTAGTAGCGTCTACGCCAACACTGTTAAAGAATGATGTTAATCCATCTTCTTCAGGTACGTCTGCTGTTTGGCTTCCTTTACGAGATGCCCTTGCTTCTGAATCTGTCTGGGTTGCTTTATTAGTATCCGGGGGTGCTAACATTGACTTCGTTATTGGAGGTGTACGCTTTGTAGGAAATCTAATAAGATAATAGTTAGTTGCCGGTTGACAAGTTTTTTTAGCAATTTCTTCTAGCTTAGAATTAATTATAGTTGATAATCCTTGTTCTCCTACTGAAAGTACATCAAGCAATGATTCACCTGTAAGACTTACCGGATCTGTTATTCTTTGTACCTCTTCATCAAAGGATTGTTCGTTCCAAGGTATACATTCTACTTGATAAGTGCTTCCTCCACTTTCTACACTAAATTCAATATTAACTAGTTTAAACGGAAATGATCTTTTGCTGTATGCAGCTGGCCTGCCGCCCGCGTCGTCAAATCCTACAAAGTCAAGTTCTAACAAATACGGTGCTTGTAAATAGTTTTCAAATCCTGCATCAAAAGCAGCACCCTGCAATGCTTGTAAAAATATTCCCATTGAGTAAGGTTCTTTTACTGAGAAACTAAAATTAATTGCTTGAGTAGCGCCTGTTCTACTATTGGATGCTAAAATAGCAGTCATATCAAAGTCATCTATGAAGTATTCTAAATTGCCCTTTTCTTCACCGGCACTATCATATGCTGTTTGTATACGCTTGTCGTCGATACCGCCGCCGCCACTGTTTAATATAGTAAAGTCTGCACCGTTTTTAAGATATGTGTCAACAGGATTATTTGCACTATCTGCCGTTAACACTCCTAAAGAAAAAATGGCGTTAACACTATTAAATAATCTAAGTGGATTTTTAATTGTTATTCCCGGACCTTTAGGTTCCTTTTCGGGTTCGCTGTTTGATCCTTTTTGCGAACCAGGGTGACCATCTAATATCTTTTCTATATCTGTAAGTACGGATTGAAATTCAGCGTCAACAAGGCTATCAAGTTTATCACTTACAGCTGCGTTAAGATCGACATCAGTCATAACGCTGTTAGCTAAAGGAATTACTTGTTGTATAAGACTATCTGCTTTGCTTTGTAAACTTGCGCCGAAGCCATTTGCAAAGGCATTTAGACTTGGTGGATATATTGAACTTAAAGACGGATCTACATTTACTAACTGTGGTATACTTCTACCTAAAGATGCAACTTTTTGTCCTAGACCTTGAATATCAGTTTTAGAAAAAGGATTTTCAAGAACACTTAATGCACCCGATGCATCATATACATTTGTTGCTATGTTTTTTATATCGCCAAACTGTGCCGAAGCATCAAAATTATCTAATCCTAAGTTGCTAGTAAGAGTTTTTGCTTTGTTTTCAATAATAGCTTTTGGATTAATGCTCATTTATATTCCCAATTTTCTTTTAAGTTTGGCCGGATTAGGTAAAAATATAGTTGTTCCGGCAACCATATCAAATACCGGATCTTTAATTATATCCATATTTCTCTGTGCAAACACCCACCATAGTTTTGGTGTTCCATAAAGGTCATATGCTAATAAGTCTGGTCTATGAGTATATTGTGTTTCAATAGTGTAACTCGAATCGTCTGATGATTTAGGCACAGGTCTTATTCTAAGTATATCTAGTGCGCCGTTTCTAGTGTATGGTGTTTGCTTCCACGGACTTGATGATGTATAATTTGCCATTAAATAAAGCCCTCTGAGCCGCTAATGTAATCACCATTAACAAACTTTTGTAAATTAAATTCACTAGTTCTTCTTCTTGAAAAAGTAGGTTTGAGTGTTACAGATATTTGACTGTTTGTAGGCACCCATGAAGTTGCTCCTTCAATATCAGCGCCTTCTAGTGCTGTAGCAATATAATCAACATCTGCTGGAAGGTCTACTGTAAAGTTTGCTATAACTACAGGAACATTATTAAAGATATAATCTCCATATCCATTTAATCTTACCATGGGAGGCGGTGATCCAGCATTTGCTGATGTTTCTCCATAAAACATTTTTGTTACAGTACGCAAGTAATGTATAGCACCAATCCAATATTTTGCATCGTCTGGGCTTTCTACAGGAAACTCACCAGTAATTACAATGTCATCTGCTTGACTGTTTTCGTAAATTTGAAATGGGTAATTAGTATGCACAGGTTGCAACGTATTATAATTTGCACTATGACTTACAATTATTGTAGGAGTAATTGGAAAACAGAAGCCATTAGTTTTTATTAGCGGGGATAACAGTTTAGAATTATCTAGTGTTGGACTTGCAGGCAGACTAAGTTTTACACGCCAATCAGCATCTTTTGCAGATTGTGCAAACCCGGCGCCAACTTTGGAATCTACTTTGCCAGTTTCTGCACTTGGTAGATTAATACTTCTAGCTAACTTTGCAAACCCTAAGGCTCCAAATATTTCACTAGTTACATTTTTAATTGTACTATCTATAAAGCCTACACCAGTGTTTAAAGTATCACCAACAAATTTTTCAACTGATGCTTGAGCACCTGCGATTAGTGATGCTTGTGCTTTGTTTGCTTGTGTCTTTACAGCTTTTCCTACTGCGCCAAACGGATCTGTTGCCATTTCATATCTCCTATATGTATTATTTAGTTGACATAATTAAGTATGTAGTTTATAATAGTGTTAATTAACTTGGAGAATACCATTGAGAAAACGTAATTACCTTAATAATAAGGATATATTGTCAGAAATCCATAAATCTAAGAACACTTTTAATAGTTATGTGGAATCTTCATATCATCAGTACGATTTGATACTGTTAGATGTAGCTAAAATTAATAGGCTAACTATTGCAGAAGCAAAAAGAGCGAAGGCTAAGAGACTCAGCTCTGCTGAATACGAAAGACGAAAAATGGCCGGTGAAAAGGTCAAGCAAGCTGAATGCGAAACAGATTGGAAAAAGATAACAAAAGAAGAACTAATCTTCCGTGTTATGTCATTTGATCATATTCCAGAAGAACCTGGACGTAAGAAAAATCCTAAAACTATTGCAGACACAAAGACTAAACTTAATTTTCCACCATTTCACCATTATAAATTTAATGACGAAGGTGAGCTAATTTTAGTTGGTAAAAGTCATTGGGTTGGGGGTATGGACAACGGGCACTTTGACAAAACACATGGTAAGGCAACAAATACACTTGCTACTATGTGGTTAAAGTTAGTGGACCGTTATGCTACTCGAGGCAATGTACGTGGTTACACATACAATGACGAAATGAAGGGTCAAGCAATACTGCAATTAGCGCAGATTGGTTTACAATTTGACGAATCAAAGTCAAACAATCCGTTTGCATACTATACAGCAGCCGTTACTAACAGTTTCGTACGTGTTATTAATATAGAAAAACGTAATCAAAACATTAGAGACGACATTTTAGAAATGAACGATCTTAATCCTTCTTACACAAGACAAGCACAAGGTGAATGGGAAGCAGCTGTGAAACGTAACGAACAAGCACCTATTACAATCTTTAAAGATAAAAAACCGGTTGACAACAGCTAATTGTTTCGCTATAATATTAATATAAGAGCCTAATGGAGGACTGACTTTGTTTAAGAAAGCCGCTGTCTTTACCGATATTCACTTCGGTTTAAAAAGCAATTCGCGTGTTCATAATGACGACTGTGAAGAATTTATTGATTGGTATATAGAACAAGCACAAGCTGCCGGTTGTGAAACTGGTATCTTCTGCGGAGACTGGCATCACAACAGAAATAGCCTTAACCTTACAACTATGGATGCAACTATTAGATCCATGGAAAAATTAGGTAATGCATTTGAAAAGTTTTATTTCTTTGATGGTAATCATGATTTATACTACAAAGACAAAAGAGATGTAAATTCAACAGCATTTGCAAAACACATTCCCGGAATTACGTTTGTTGACGAAATGATGGTTGAAGAAGATGTTGCACTTGTTCCTTGGTTAGTAGGCGATGAATGGAAGAAAATACAAAAGTGTAAAGCAAAGTATATGTTTGGTCACTTTGAACTTCCTAGTTTTTATATGAACGCAATGGTTAAGATGCCCGATCACGGAGGCGATCTTAACAAACAACATTTTGCAAATCAGGATTATGTGTTTAGTGGACACTTTCACAAAAGACAAACACAGGGTAAAATACATTATATTGGTAATGCGTTTCCACACAACTATGCAGATGCGTGGGATGACGATAGAGGTATGATGATATTAGATCGTGAAAACGATTTAGAACCAGAATACATCAATTGGGAAGATTGTCCAAAGTATCGGACTGTAAAACTTTCAAAACTAATTGATGAACAGAGCACTCTTATTAAGAGTAGAATGTATCTGCGTGTAGAACTTGACATTGACATTAGTTATGAAGAAGCAAGTTTTATTAAAGAAACATTTATAAGAGATTATAAATGTAGAGAAATTACACTTATTCCCCAATCACAAATTGAGGAAATATCAACAGACTTAGACATTAGCAAATTTGTTAGTGTTGACCAAATTGTTGCAGGTGAAATAGCAGAACTAGATACAGACTCTTTTGATAAGGTAAAACTTTTGGAGATTTATAACGGATTGGCACATGATTAAAATTAAAGACCTAACAGTAAGAAATTTTATGAGTGTTGGGAATCAAACCCAAGCGGTAGATTTCGACAAACAACAACTTACATTAGTACTCGGCGAAAACTTAGATCAAGGAGGTGACGATTCTGGCTCGCGAAACGGTACTGGTAAAACTACAATCATCAATGCACTAAGTTATGCACTCTACGGAAATGCATTAACTAATATTAGAAAAAATAACTTAATTAACAAAACTAATTCTAAAGGTATGTTAGTTACTCTTTCTTTTGAGAAGGATAGTCTTCAATATCGCATTGAACGTGGTAGATCCCCAAATTTATTAAAGTTCTACATTAACAATGAAGAACAAGTTGACATAGATGAATCGCAAGGCGATAGTCGTAAGACTCAAGAATCAATAGACCATTTGCTAGGTATGAGCCATGATATGTTTAAGCACATTGTTGCATTAAACACATACACAGAGCCATTCCTAAGTATGCGTACTAACGATCAAAGAGCTATTATTGAACAACTTTTAGGTATTACAATATTATCCGAAAAGGCAGATGTACTTAAAGAAGATATTAGAGATACTAAAGACAATCTAAGTCAAGAGACAATGCGTATTAATGCATTACAAACAGCAAACGAAAAAATTGACGAAACAATTAACGGTCTTAAAAGTAAACAGAAAGCATGGCTATCTAAACGTACTACAGACACAATAAAGTTACGTGAAGCAATTGACGAATTAGAACATTTGGACATTGAATTAGAACTAGAATCACATGAAAAATTAACAAATTGGTCTGAACTAAACAATTCTATTTTGGCTCTTAATAAAGAGAAAAGCACACTAGAGACTGCACAGTTACGTGCTACTAAGTCTGTGTCTAAAGTTGAAAAAGATATCTTACAACTAGATAATGCTGCTTGTCATACATGTGGACAATCATTACATGCTGACAAAAAAGCAGAAATATTAGATAACAAATCTAAAGAACTAACTGACGCTGATGCATATCTTACTGAAGTATCTGATAAGTTAAATGTTGTAATTACTGAACTTTCAAGCATTGGTGATATTAACGGTCGTCCAAATACTTTTTATGAAACTTCTAAAGAAGCGTATGCTCATAAGAGTAATGTTAGCAACTTAACACAGGCATGGAGCAACAAAAAAGACGAAGCTGATCCATATCAAGAACAAATTGACGATCTTGAAAATAGTGCAAAACAAGAGATTGATTGGGAAGAAATTAATACGTTAACTTCGCTCAAAGAACATCAAGAATTTTTATTGAAACTACTTACTAATAAAGATAGCTTTATACGTAAAAAGATTATTGATCAAAATTTAGCATATTTAAACAATAGACTTACTAACTATCTTGATAGATTAGGACTACCGCACAGTGTTACATTCCAAAATGATCTTAGTGTAGAAATTACACAACTTGGTCAAGACTTAGACTTTGATAACTTGTCAAGAGGCGAACGTAACAGACTTATACTTGGTATGAGTTTTGCGTTCAGAGATGTATGGGAAAGTTTGTATCAAAATATTAACTTACTATTCATTGACGAACTTATTGACAGTGGTATGGATGCTAACGGAGTTGAAAACTCGTTAAGTGTACTTAAAAAGATGGCTAGAGAACGTGATAAAAATATCTACTTAATATCACATAAAGATGAATTAATTGGTAGAGTTAACAATGTTCTTAAAGTTATAAAAGAGAACGGATTTACAAGTTATGAAAACGATGTTCAAGTGATAGAATAATGGACGATACACACGATAAACTTATTAAAGCATATCTTATGTACTTTGAAGAAAATGAAAAGTTCGAAGCACGTAATTCTGTGAGAACACACGGAAGTGCAAGACGTGCATTAAGACAGTTACGTATGTTAGCAAAAGAACGTATGGACGAAATACACACTAAACATAAAGGCAAAAGTCAGAACTAGTCTAACACCATGCAAGAAGGAAATAATTACTTGCATGGAGTGGACGTACAAAGGCAAAAAACTTAAAGAAATACCAGACGAGTACGAAGGCTTCGTTTATTTAATAACGAACAAAAAGACTGGTCAAAAATACGTAGGCAAAAAACTAGCAAAATTTAAGACCACAAAGCCACCACTCAAAGGCAGAAAAAACAAACGCAGAGGATACAAAGAGTCAGACTGGAAAACTTACTATGGTAGTTCAGACAGACTTAATGCAGATGTTGCAACACTAGGCGAAAAGCACTTCACAAGAGAAATACTATACCTATGTAAAGGTAGGGGCGAAATGTCCTACATAGAGGCAAGAGAGCAGTTTGACAGGCGAGTACTTGAAACAGATGATTACTATAATGGAATCATTAATGTTAGAGTAGGCGGATCAGATAAACTCAAACAGGCATTACTAGAACACCACATCAAGGCAAAACAAACCAACACATAAGGTTGGCGGGCCAGACTAGAAATACCGCTGTGGAAAAAGCTCTCGTATAGAAGCACACGTACATATTGATTGACACACCAGAGTGTGGAAGCCATCAAACAAATTGGGCTCACTAGTTGATATAGATTGCATGTTGGCAGT